GAGGCCGTCTGAAACTCAACTTTCAAACGGCCTTAATAATTTTATAGGTTGATAGGGAAGGAGCAAACTGAGCGGAGAATCAAGAACCTTAGAATAAAGCTGTTTATTAGAATATCACGGTATATAAATTAACATAATATATATTATGCGAAGCATCAAATGCTCGCTACTTGTAGTAACGCTTTTTAGGCCGCCAGCCCCTGCCGGCATTGGCGGCCATTTCGTTGCAGATGCCTTCTTTGGCCGCTTCGAAATACACGTCCTTCAAACCTTCTTTATCGCACGGCCGCGCTTTGCCGTAATTAAGAGATACAATGATTTCAAGCGGTTGCCTGTTGCAGGTTTCCGCGATTTCCAGCATGAAGGCAAGCGGCAGATTCATACGGCCTTTGCGGTATTGAGAAATGTGCGAGGTTGAAACGCCCCAATGCCGTGCAAGTGAGTAATCGGAATAAAGCGGTTTGTACCGTTTGAACAAATCCAGCCATTGCGAAGCAGAACGCATGATAAAACAAAGCCTTATGGTTAAATCATAAGGCTATTTTAAAACAGCGTCCCAAAGCTCGCTAGACGTGCGGATGCTCGCTATTTCAGATGATTAAAAATTAGTCAATCGAGAATGTAACGGAAGCCTGCAAATCGTGCCATAAGCCTGATTTGTAGCTCCCTTGTTTTGCGGCGGTAATGGCGGCCTGATCTAGGGATTTGTAACCGCTTCCGGAAAGCAGTTTTACCTCATACGCCGATCCATCAGGCATAACGGTAATCTTCATCTTGACAGTGCCTGTTTCCCTTCGCCGTATGGAAGCCATCGGATATTCGGGCTTGACAGTTAGGCCGTCTGAAATAATGTTCGGTTTATATCGGGATTCGGAGTTTTGATAGCGTTCGATAAGGCGGTTTGAGTCATATTGTGAACGTTCCATTTCTTTTGACATTAAATTCATTGTTTGAGTCATGTAGTCGTTAATCAGTTTCTGCCTTTGGTAAGCGGTAAATAAAGGCACTGCCGAATATATGGTAATAAAAATTATTACAATGAATCCAAGATATTTAAGCTGCTTAATTTCGTTTTTGTTTGCTAACGGGATTTTGTAATAGGCGTACTCCCGCTCATCTTCTTTTTTTTCGTTGGCCGTATTATTTTCAGTGCTTGATACCCTGCCCCATTTTTTATCTTCGTCTTCGGATCTTAGTCCATCTCCCCATGCCATGATTATTTTTCCTTTCAGATATTTTTGATTGTTACGTTCCCATTCTCATCAACTATGGCGCGGTCTAGTGCTTCGTTAAGAAGAATGTGAACTAACTCGCTGTCTCGTAACGGCTGCCTGCCTAATTGGACAAGTTTTTTATTTGTTCCGATTGCAAGTTGTCTGATTTTTTCGTCTTGTGATTCTTTAATTCGTAGGTTTTTCATCGTTGCTCCAATTTTTTTAATAATGTAGTCAAATGTTTGCGCGTATACAAATATTTTATTGTTGTGTATACACTATTGCACATTTACAATGTTTAAAAATGTATACACTATGACATGTATTTTTGCAGTGTTGTAGAAAAGAGAAAATCCCCTACCCGCCCATGCCGCATGCCGCGCTTGCGCGGCGGCGGCGGGGCGGGAGGGGAAGGAATCTGGAAGCTAGGAAAATGGAAATAATGCCAACATCATCAAAAATGACAGAAAGAACGAACGGATGCTTGCCGTTGACGGCAGCCCCCATGAGTAACACGGGGGGTAACACGGGGGGTGCTGTAAGCGAAAGCTACGCTCATCTGGTGATGATGAACGGCAAAGTGAAAGAAATAATCCTAAAACGCGGGAATCAACAGGCAGGCTTTATAGACACGCTGACCGTAGTCCTGCACGAAGACACATTTATCAGGGATGACCAATTAGGCTCCTATGAAGAGATAGCAGCGAACTGCTCCGCAGAACTGGCCGAAGTGATGGGCTACGGAATCAGCTTTGAAAACAAAGGCGGTCGGAATTTTTACGAAAAATCCTACCAACTCGGCGATGAAGAACATAACTACGGCTTTGTGGCCGTCGGAGGCAGAAAAAACAAAGACACCGTATGTCTGCACTTTACGGGCGAAGGCCTTATAGCTGCTAAAGACGGTTGGGAATCAAGACTTTACGAATTCCTGACCGAACGCGCAAAACAGCCCCGTATTAGCCGTTGCGACGTAGCCCATGACTTTTTGAACGGCGAATACACCTGCGAACAAGCCTTAAAAGACTGGGAAGACGGCGGCTATACACTGCACCGCTCCAAGCCCATCAGCGAATGCGTGGGCGGCGATTGGAAACTGTACAAAGGCACTGGCAAAACCTTTTACGTCGGCTCGCGCAAAAACGCCTCCCGCTTTGCCCGCATTTACGAAAAAGGCAAACAGCTAGGCGACGAATTAAGCCCGTGGGTTCGCGCCGAAGTCGAATTCAGGGCAAGGGACATCATCATACCGCTTGATATCTTGATAGCGGCTGGAGAATACCTGACCGCCTGCTATCCCGTATTTGGGCAACTGTTTTCACAATACGGACACGCACCGTCAAAGACTGAACGCATTGAAAAAGAAAAAGAAATATCAATCGCCCATGTGGGAAAGTACGCATCAATGCAGGTTAGCCGTGCCGTCGTCATGTATGAAGAAATGGGCATGACCGAAAAAGAAATAATAACCGCACTCAAAAGCCAACAAACAGAAATGCCCAAACGCTTGGCAAAACAGGCTTTTGACTGCGCCTATCTGTACCGCGATTATATCCATCAAGCAGGCCATGTACCGCGTGATCCGCTTGATTTATATGAATTTGAATTAAGTGGAAAGTTTCGGGCTTCCAAATCTAGAAAAATGACCGATACCGAAATAGAAATATGTGGAAGAAAACACACTCGGAAAAAATTAATGGAAGCACTTATTTTTCTTGATAATGAAGAAAGGAAAAAATATGAAGAATCCGATGAATATGTAGCCTGGGCACAACAAAGGGCGCATGGCGTGCCGAATTGCATTGTAAACCTTGAGGCAAAAGTAGCAGCAAAATTGAGAAAAGCACATTGATTTTTAAACGCGGCGATAGCTTTTTGAAGGCTGAATCTTCGGGCATCTGCTGAATCTTAAATCTCCTAATGAAAGGAAAACATCATGTTAATGACACTACGTAAAGTATCTTGGAACAAAGGCCAAACTGACAACGGCATCGAATACGACTATTGCCGTATTGATTGCGATATGCCGATTTATGAAGGCTCGAAAAATGAATTCGGCGTAGACAGCTTTACCCTCGAATTCGGACCTATGGAACGGCATAAAGAACTCCTGCACTTGAAAGGAAAGCTCCCCGTTCAGGTTGATGTGGCCTATCACGAAGCCAAAAAAGGCAAAAACATCATTCGCGTCGTAGACCATCTGCGAGAAGTTAAGGCGGGGGAAAAATCATGAATTTTCAGAGAAAAGAAAAATTGATGACTCCGCAGGAAGTATGCCGTGTTTTTGGCCGTGATATTAAAGGTTGCGACGTTTATCAAGTCGTAACCGTAGGCGAAAAAGGCAAGGAAAAGCACTATTCCTACATCATGAAGCCCCATGAAAGGTTTGTAGCATGAGCAAAGATGAAAAAGGCGAAGTCCTTTATGTGGGGTCTAGGCGTTCTGGCCGAATAACAACATTTATTCCAACAGACGTTAAGTTTGTCCGTCTTGAAGAAATATATTTCAACAAAGACGGGACAATTAAGAAGCACATAAAGCGCAAGATTAAGAAGCGCAAATGATTTTAAGGGCTGGCCGTTTGCCTGTTGAAAACGGTAAAACCTATGACAAAGGAAAAAAACATGAAAATGTTTAAAAAACTGACAGCTGCGCCTTATGCAGCATTGTTGGCTGTAATGGCCGCTCTCCCCGTGACTGCTAACGCCGCATTGGCGGAAGGTATTAAAACCGCCATTACCAACGGTTTTTCCGACGTGCAGGAAGGCGCGGCCTTAATTGTGGTTGGTTTTGCCGCCTTGTTCGGCATCCGCCTGATTATGCGCCTGTTTGGCCGTTAAGATGACATGGGCTATCAGGTAGGCAATAGCTGTTATCAGACGCGGGAATCTGCTGAGAATGCCTACTTCTCGGCGGTTTCCCTCGTCATCACCGAAAACGGCGTGAAGCAGCTTGTTTATAAGGATAAATCTTGGTATCTCGGCAGCCAAAAATTGAGCGCGTATTTGCCTCAGTGCGACGAAGCGCAAAATTATTTGGCCGGTTATGAAATGATGTCTGCCTTGATTCCTACGGCAATAGTTTTGATGATGGCTAAGGCAATTATAGGTTTGTTAAAGGGTCAATAAATGATTGATATTTATTATTTATTCGGTGCATTACAGGCGGGCATGTTTATTTTCTTTATGCTGACGGTGTAGGGGCGAAAAATGAAAAAAATGATGATGGCCGCGATAGTTGCGGCTTTTGTTTTATCTGCTCCATCTGCTTTTGCTATTCCTATTGGTTACTGTATCGGTAAATCTGATGGTAATTATTATCAAGAATATAGAAATGTTCCGGGTGGTGATGCTATCAAGTGTCAAGGTGGAAAAACATTTAATGCATGTGAAGGTAATGATGGCAAGGGTTTTCGTCCAAAAGGTGGAGATTTTGTAGGTATTTGTAAGGGCGGTAGTTTGACGTCAGATACCTTTCATTATGGTAAAAGGTTGTGTGTTCCTCCCGAGTGTACTTCTCCGACTTGGTTGCCTGAAGCTGATGGTCGCGCTGTTCCGCCTTCAGGCGGTGGCTCTTCAGGCGG